CTTCCAGGCCAACAACAAATTATTACAGGTTAATGACAACTTTTTACACAAACGTACAATCTCTTGGTGGCAGAATTCTTTACCGTGGTATCAAAGACGGTAAACGAATCAAACTAAAGATTGATTATGAACCACAACTGTATCTTCCTGCCCGTAACGGCAAAGGCACACACAAATCATTGGATGGTTTGGATCTCATTCCAAAGCGTTTCGATGGCATTCGTGAAGCCAGAGAATATGTAAAACAATATGATGGTCTTCCTGGTGCACCAAAAATTTACGGCAACACCAGATTCGAATATGCATTTATCGCCGAACAACACCCAGAAATGGTTGATTGGGAACAAGATAAAGTCAGCATTGCCATTATCGACATTGAGGTTGGTTCTGAAAATGGTTTTCCTGATCCATACAAAGCAGACGAACCAATCACTGCAATCGCATTAACATTCATCAACGGTCACACCTATGTGTTTGGTTGTGGTGATTTTCGCAATGACAATCCAGATACAGTAACATACATCAAGTGTAATGATGAATACACTCTTTGCAGCAAGTTCATTGACTTGTGGTCTAGAATGTATCCGGATGTCATCACTGGTTGGAACACCAAGTTCTTTGATATTCCATATCTCGTCAATCGTTTCCGCAAGATTCTTGGTGAAGACAAAGCCAAGATGTTGTCTCCATGGAATTACATCAGTGAACGCAAAACCAACATCAATGGTCGTTTGTTGATTGCATACAGTTTCGTTGGTATCGAATCACTTGACTATATTGAACTGTACAAATGGTATGCGCCGGGTGGTAAGTCACAAGAATCCTATCGTTTGGATAACATCGCACAAGTAGAACTCGGCGAAGGCAAGATTTCGTATGATGAATATGAAAACTTACATCAACTTTACAGATTGAACTACCAACTGTTTATTGAATACAACATCAAAGACGTTGCGCTGATTCTCAAACTTGAAGATAAGCTGAAGTTGATTGAATTGGCTTTGACTCTTGCCTACGACACTAAGTGTAATTATGAAGATGTGTTTGCACAAACTCGTATGTGGGATTCTCTGACATATTCCTATTTGCTTGGCAAAGACATTATTGTTCCACCAAAAGAGGTGCAAGACAAAGATGCTGCGTTCGAAGGTGCCTATGTTAAAGAACCCCAAGTTGGTTTACATAACTGGGTTGCCTCATTCGACTTGAACTCGTTGTATCCACACTTGATGATGCAATATAACATTTCACCAGAAACGTTGATTGAACCTGAAGACTACACACCAGAAATGCGTGAAGTTCTTTCGCAAGGTGTAAACGTTGATAAATTGCTGCTTAAGTCAGTTAATCTATCAAATTTGCAACATTGTACAATTACACCTAACGGTCAATTCTTCCGTACCGATATTCAGGGTTTCTTACCTAAGATGATGGTTGAAATGTATGATGACCGCAAGAAATTCAAAAAGATGATGTTGCAGGCACAACAAGAGTATGAGAATGAAAAAGACGAATCTAAAAAATACGAAATCGAAAAACGAGTTGCCAGATATAACAACCTACAACTTGCAAAGAAAGTATCTCTTAATTCTGCTTATGGTGCTCTTGGTAGCCAGTATTTCCGCTTTTATGATCTCAGAATGGCTCTTGGCGTTACTACTGCTGGCCAGTTGTCTATTCGGTGGATCGAGGCTAAAATAAATAACTACATGAACAAACTTCTCGGTACGGATGATGATTATGTCATCGCTTCAGATACCGATTCGATTTATCTACGCATGGGTGAGTTGGTCGACAAGTTCATTAAAGATAAGTCCGACAAACAAAAAGTCATTTCTATCATGGATAAAATCTGTGAAGAAAAGATTCAACCATATATTGATAAATCTTACCAAGAGTTGGCTGATTATGTTCAGGCATATGCACAGAAGATGCAAATGAAACGTGAAGGTCTTTCCGACAAAGGTGTCTGGACTGCCAAGAAGCGTTACATTCTAAACGTGTATAACAACGAAGGTGTTCAGTATGCCGAACCGCACATGAAAGTCATGGGTTTGGAAATGATTAAATCATCCACACCATCTGCCATTCGTGAGAAGATGAAAGCTGCCATTAAGTTGATGATGACCGGTACAGAACAACAAGTACAGGACTTTATTGCCAACTTCAGAAAAGAATTCAAAACATTACCACCAGAAGAAATTTCTTTTCCTCGTGGTCTTAATGGTCTGAGCACATATTCTGATCCGGTAATGTTGTTCAAAAAAGGCACACCAATTCATGTTCGTGGTGCAATTGTGTACAACCACAATCTCAAACAAATGGGTTTGACTAAGAAATACCCATTGATTCAAGAAGGTGAAAAACTCAAATTTACCTATCTGAAAATGCCGAATCATTTTAAGAATGATGTGATTTCTTTCCCTGGTAGAATTCCAAAAGAGTTCGAACTTGACAACTATATTGATTATGATGTACAATTCGACAAGGCGTTTCTAGAACCAATCGGTGTCATTTTGAAGTGTATGCATTGGTCTGCGGAAAAAACTAATTCTTTAGAGGACTTTTTCGGATGATATTTTTAACGTTGTTGACAGCACTAGGTTTGTCCGGTATTGCCGCTTACTACTCAGTAATCGGTTTAGCACAAATCTTTCCAGGTTCTTTCTGGGCAGTTATCATCATGGGTTCGATTCTAGAAGCATCGAAACTGGTGACTGTATCCTGGTTGTATAGAAACTGGAAAGAATGTCCTGTACTAATCAGAACATATCTGTCAATCGCTGTTGTCATTTTGATGTTAATTACTTCTATGGGTATCTTTGGTTTCTTATCAAAAGCCCACTTAGAACACTCAGCTGACAATGCACCATTGGTGGATAGAATTGCATTACTGGATGAGAAGATCAAAACGGAGAAAGAGAATGTCGAAGCGAACCGTAAGACAATTAAACAGTATGATGAGTTTGTGGACCAAACGTTGGGTCGCTCAACGGATGAAAAAGGTGCCGACAAGGCGCAAGCAATTCGCCGTTCCCAACAGAAAGATAGGTCTAGAATACTACAAGAAATTGAACAGTCGCAAATTACCATTGCCAAGTACTCCGAGGAACGTGCACCGTTATCTACTGAGCTTAAGAAGATCGAAGCGGATATCGGACCGATCAAATACATTGCCGCCTTGGCGTATGGTACAGAGGCTGATGGTGAACTTATCGACAAAGCGGTAAGACTTGTTATTCTACTGATTATTATTGTGTTTGATCCTTTGGCAATTCTATTGCTGATTGCATACAATATGTCAGTAAAGGAAAAACAAGGTTTTGATGATGTTGAAAACTTCTTCAAACGTGCTAGAGGAAATGCACAAAAATTGGACGAAGAATCTAAACAAGGTTTTGTGGCACAAGAGGTTTCATCTGTGATACCCGAAGCAGTAACAGAATCTGAAACTGTTTCTGTTAACAGTGAACTGGTTATGGCCACTATGGTGAAAGCATTTCAAGAATTAAATGAAAAAGTTGATAATCGTGTTGAACAAGTAAAGCAAGATATTGTTGAAATTAAAAAAGATAACATGATAGTGATTGATGATGCCACTGGTGAAACGATACCACCAATTTCACATGAAAAGGTAGAAGTTCATGTGGCACCAGGTTTACATGAAGAACATCATGTACCCGTCAAAACACTTGAACCTAAGTATGATTATGAAGAACCTTATTCTTTCAAAGAAAGAGAAGTTCGTGATGCTGGTAAATTTTAAAGGATGAAAAATGAGTATATTGGAAAAAATCAAAAAGAACAGCAGTATTAAAGATTCTGCTATCTTGTCAAAATCAAAATTCTTCAACGATAAGGATATGATTCCGACCGCAGTGCCAATTATCAACGTGGCACTTTCTGGTAAGTTGGACGGTGGATTAACACCAGGTCTTACAATGTGGGCAGGTCCATCAAAACACTTCAAGACAGCGTTCAGTCTGTTGATGGCCAAATCTTATTTGGACAAATACCCAGACGCTGCTCTACTCTTTTATGATTCCGAGTTTGGTACTCCACAGTCTTACTTTGATAGTTTTGGTATTGATA